ATGCCTTCCGTACACGCCGTGATGGGCCAGGTAAGCCTCAAGGTCAACGGCCATTGGGACGCGTGGATGTTCACCGACATTCCGCTGTCCGACAACGGCACGGCGATCACCCTTACCACGGCCAAGACGTGGAAAGACGCCAACGGCTACACCAAGAAGAACGAAACCGTTTCGTTCCCGATGGTTGTTGGCACCGACGGCAAGAAGTATCACCTGTCCGTTATCCGGGCGGCGAACTTCCTGAGTCTGCTGGCGGAAAACGATGGGATTCCGTATCACACCGCGAGCAACACCACGGCTGGCATCGTCGCCAACCTCTGGCTGGGTAGCGCGGGCGTCGGCAAGGTCTATGACGACCAGATTATCAACGAGAACCTGAACAAGAACGGCATTTGCTCCGCCGCGTTTGTCGGGGGCCGCTGGGTTATCTGGGGCGCTCATGCCGCCGAATACGACCAGGAGAACGGGGACAACATCAATGTCAGTGAAACCAACTACATGATGCTGTTCTACCTGTCCAACGACTTCCAGGCCCGGAGGACGTATGACGTGGATAAGCCCCTTTCCGCAAACGATATCCAGAGCATCGTAGCGGAAGAACAGGCACGCCTTGACGCGCTGGTGAAGATCGGCGCTCTGACGTATGCCTACGCGGTACTTGACGCGAGCGAGGCCGCGAAGAGCGATATGTACAACGGCGACTTCCTGTTCAACTTCGATATCACCACCACCCCGATTGCCAAGAGCCTTACGGTTCTGGTGAACTGGGTTGATGATGGTTTCGCAACTTACTTCGCGCCGCTCACCGGCGACGAAGGTTGAGAAGGGAGGATAAAAGACCATGCCGAAGAAGGTATATAACAACGTGGAAGACCATCGGTTGATTGACAACAACCGCGTGGTGGAAGACGTTACCAGCGTAAACCTTCCTACCGTGGAGCATCCCACGGTTGACATTGACGCCGCCGGAATGGCGGGCGTTGTGTCCATGCCGAACAGCGTCAAGGTGAACGCGATGGAGTTTACCGTAAACCACAACAACGGCGAAAACTGTGCGCGGCTGGCAGACAGCGGCAAGCACACGATTGAGCTGCGCGTGGTGCGGCAGCGCTACACCGTCGCCAAAGGCGAGATCGAGCATGAGCCGGTGAAGTATCGCATTACGGGCGTACACAAGAGCACCGAGGACGGCACCGTGGAAGCGGGCAACCCCCTGGGAAGCTCCGACAAGTATTCCGTGCTGCGGTATGAGAAGATCATGAACGGTACCACCGTCACCCTGATTGACGTGATGACCGGAACGATCAAGATCAACGGCAAGGATATCACCAACGTCGTTCAGAATATGCTGAACTAACAACGGAATAAGGGGGCAAAAGCGAATACGTATTCGCATTTGCCCCCTTTCTTTTATAAAAACAAAAACAATAAAAATCATAACAAAAATTCAATAAGGAGAATGAAACCATGAGCGAGGAAATCAAAGAAGAAGTCAAAGAAGAAACGGTCGAGGCGGCTCCGCAGGAAGAAGCGAAGGACGCCAAAAAGAGAAAGAAAAAGGCCAACGAAGCGCTGGAACCGGACGAGGCGGTAAAGACCTTGAGCCGGGGAAAGCTGATTCTGTTCAAGCCCTTTATCGCGGATGACAAAGAAATCACAGAACTGGTTTATGACTTTGAGAACCTGGGCGGCCTGGACATGGCGAAGGCGATGGACAGGGGCGCTCCGAACGGAGCAAACGCCTTCCGCATTACCAATGAGCAGGCGCTTGAACTGTTCATTGCCAGCGCGGGCAAGGAAACCGAAGGCGTGGACGCCGTGGATGTAAGACGCGGACTTTCCAGCGTTGACACAGTAAAGGCGGTGCAGCTCGCCACGGTTTTTTTCATCGCATCTTCCCAGGCGGGGAACGCACGTATTACGAAATAATCATGGAGTTAAGCATTGTCACAAAGACAAGCGTTGTGGACTTCATGCAGTTTACATGGCGGCAGATAGGTTTACTCCAAGACGCCTTTATCGCCGTCATGAAGAAGAAACAGGAAGCGGAGTAAGGGAGTGGCGGAAGGATGGAAATCTGGTATCAGGATACGGATATCACGGGCAGCGTGATACCGAGCGCCTGCGTACACCGTGACGTAAGCCACGGGCGGGCGGATACGCTGGAAATCACCTTTCGCCGCTCTGCCGCATGGCACCGGTGGGAGCCGATGGTTGACGACAGGATCCGGGTGATTGAAAGCAAGTATGACACGGGTATCCTGTACGTCAATACGATTGTGCCGGAGGGCGACAGGTACCGGATGCTGGCTACCAGCCTGCCGAGTAAGGCAGCGCGGAAGGCGTGGGACAGCTATAAGAATCTGAGCTTAAAAGAAATCATACACCGCTGCGCGATGGAGTGCGACATGGGCGACGGGCTTTACGGTGTGAGCGAAGATATCCGGTACCCGTTTCTCATGCGGCAAAACGAAGGGTGCGCGGCATTTCTGGAACGGCTGGCCAAGTGCGAAGGCATTGCGCTGAAGGCATGGGGCGGACGCTTCCGGGGAATCGGCATCGAGTACGCACAGGAACTCGACCCGGTACGAAGCTGGGGAATTGACGCGGAACAGGACGGCGTGCGCTACCAACACCAGCCGGGAAAGAAATACACGGCGCTGACGGTACGAAGCCCGTGGGCGGAAGCAACAGCCAGGGACGACGGCGCGGAAGTCGGTTTCCAGATTATCGAAAGCACATTACCCGCGATGGACGCTGTGCAGGCCGGACGATGGGCGCGGGGGTTGCTGCTCTCACACAACCGGGAAGCCGACAAACTGACAATCGAAACGAAGTTTGACCCGGGAGCAACGGCGATGGCGCGGGCCAATATCACCGGGAACACCGGAGCAAACGGAGAATGGATTATCGACGAGGCCGAACATGACCTGTACAACGGCAGAACGACGGTGAAGCTATTGCGGGTGATTCGGTCAATCAGATAAGGCGGTGCGGTATGAAATGCGACAATGCGCCGGAATGGGGCGCGAGGATTGAGCGCGGAATTGTGACCGCGATCAGCAGCGGAACGCATACCGTGAAGAGTTACGACAGGCCGGGATTGGTATTCGTCGGACTCAAAAACAAGACGGGCGTTACGCTCGCGGTAAACGACAAGGTTAGTTTCTACGCTTTCAACGACGGCACGGGGGCTATGATTGACAAGCTATAAGGGACGGCCACAAAGGAAGTGAGTAAAGCATATGGCGAGAACGTTAACAACAAACGTTATCATTGGCGGCAGCACGACAGCGGGGTTTGACTCTCTGTCCGGCAAGATTCTCGCGCTGGGACAGGTATTCAACCAGGTTGGCGGCAGAGTAAGTGAGTGGGAAAAGGAAAGCATTGAAACCTATAAAGACTACGAAACTTATATGCTGGAAGCCAAGGGCGCTATGTCCGCGAATTACACCAGCGCAAGCCAGCTTGAAAACGAATACAACGCTTTACAAAAGAAGGCCCAGGAATGGGCCGGAAGCACGATCTTCCATACCAACGACGTTGCGAAAGCCATTTCAGAAGCCGCGCACGCCGGTTGGGACTATGACAAGATGCTGCAAGGCATCCCGATCAGTATGCTTCTGGCACAGGCCGGTAACACCGATCTGTCCACGGGCCTTGATATGCTCATCAAGACCATTAACGGAACCGGGATTGCCTTTGGCGATGCTGAAACATTTGTCAATCAGTGGGTTATGGCGGCGAATAGCAGCGCGACAACTGTTAGCGAGCTGGGCGAAGCTATGGAAAAGATGGGCGCAACGGCCCGATTCGGGGACAGCACGGGTGAACTGCTGACCATGTTGGGTGTGCTGGCCAACACCGGTACCGTCGGCGCGGCAGCCGGTACTCTTCTGCGCAATAGTATGCTGCGTCTGATTGCTCCGACGAAGAACGCGACAGAAGCAATGGAGGGTTTAGGCGTAACAACGGAAGATCTGAACGAAGCCGTTGGCGGCGATATGGATCAGATTACTGCGGCGAGCGAACTATTGAGCGAAGTCGGTTTCAGCGCCTATGACAGCCATGGAAAGCTGAAACCGTTCCTTACCACGTTCAAGGATCTGAATACGGCATTGAACCGCCTGCCGTCGGAAGAAGCACGGAACAAGGTGCTTTCCGCCATCTTCCCTACGCGCACTATCACGGGCGCGAAATCCCTGCTGGAAGCGGCGACGAACGACTATAACGGATTGCTGGCAAAGATCCTTGACAGTGAAGGATACGCGGAAAAGGTAGCCAAAATCCAGACAAGCGGCTTGATGGGCGCGGAGGAACTGTTCAAGAGCAAATGGGAAGAGTTCAGCCGGAAAATCGGTGAAACACTGAGCGGGCCACTGGAAACCCTGTACGACGTAGGCGGAAAGTTTGTCGATAAACTCAACGGCCTTGACAAAGAAACGTTGGGCGCTATCGCGGGTGCTGCAACGGCTATTTCACTGGCTGGCCCGGGGCTTGTATCGGTTGGCCTTGCAATGAAACTGTTCTCTATGGTAGGCGGTTGGGGTACCGGTATTATCCTGGGCGTTACGGCCATTGGTGCTTTGGCCGGTTATCTGAACGAAATGAATAAAATTTCCCTTGAGAACAATTTCGGTCAGATGGCTATTGATATGGCGAGTATCAATAAAGCATTGGGAGAATCCAGCGAAGAGATATCCGCAAAGACACAGAAATTTACAGAGTTCAGCGAAGCCGCCAAAAAGGCCGTGACAGAATATAAAAACCAAGGGCAGCAGTTGGTTGAAAACCTTTGGTCAAAAATGGTCACGGGAAAGGAAATCACGCCGGACGAACAGATAACGATTAACCAGCAAGCCGAATCGTATATCACCGCGTTAAAGGAAGCACTTTCCAACAGCGCTGCGGAAAAGATTGAGCTTGCCAACCTGATTTACGGAACAGAACAGGGAGAAAACGGCGAGATCAAAGCAGACCCGAACGACCCAATGTATGCCGGATTAGTGGCCGTTATCGGCGCTGGCATGGACGCGGCAATCGGTGAAGCGAGATCAAAGAGCGTGGATCTGCGGAAAGCCAT